CATTGTGGAGGAGGGTCGGGATCGGGACGAGATTGTGGACGCTGTCGTGCATCTGGCCGTTGCGCTAAAGTATCTGGAGGGTAAGGGTCGTGAGTCTTGATGAGATCCATGACCTTCGGGAAAAGTTCGGGTCAATGTCCGAGCGGCTTGCCCGGATGGAAGAACGCCAAGTTACACTGATCGGGATGGTGGAACGCTCCCTATCCAGCTTCGGCGACCTGTCCAATAGGGTGACTTCCTTGGAACACCTTAAAACCAAGATGCTCCTTGTGGCAGGCTCGATTGGTGCTATTGTCAGTGTGGTCTGGGATGCCGTCCGCTCCAGACTTACCCCAGGAGGATAAATGCCCACTTTAGGTACACAGAATATCTCGACTAGCTATCCCCAGCTTCTTAAGACCTTTGGGCTTGGCGGGGTTGATGGAAATCTTCAGGTCATTACCGATGGCGACAATACCTCATCGGCTCTCAGCCTTTCCACCACCGGAGTGCAAAGCACCGGCTCTTTGGCGGTGGATGGAACAAGCCTTCTGTCCGGCGTAGTCACCTTCGGAACCAGCCTAACCGCATCCACTGGAACCGCCACCATCGGTACTCTTTCTGCCAGCACTGCTACTATCTCTACGGCCACCATCAGCACGGCCACCATCTCGACCGCCACCATTAGCACGGCCACCATCCCGCTTCAGCTCGGCGCAGTCACCTTTGGCTCCAACGTAACGGCATCTACCGGGACGGCGACCATCGGCACGCTGTCCGCAAGCACAGCTACGATTTCCACGGCCACCATCCCGCTCCAGCTTGGCGCGGTCACGTTTGGTTCCACCATTACAGCCTCCACCGGAACGAACACCCTCGGAACGATTAACGTAAACACGGCAACCATCGGAACCATCTCCACGCTTAATGGTCTGTCTGTTGCGACCACAGCCACGGTCGGCACGCTTGAGATTGGTGCAACAGGACCAAACCTCACAAATGCCTCTTACGGAACTGCGGCTTTCACGCTTTCAACGGTTTCAGCCTACAACGCTGCCGGAACCACCAACGGAACGGTTGCACTTACCGGGGCGCAGAATAGCGATATTGTCATCGGAACCCTTAATTCACTTGGATCTGCCACGGGCGCAACCGGCCTAATTATCGGCTTTCATTGCATAGCGAACAACGTTGTTCGCTACTCCATCACCAACCCGACCACCACTGCTGGCACGGTTCCCGCCGGAACCCTGCACATGACCGCACTGAGGTTCACGGCTTAATATGGCTATTAAATTCAATCGTTCCCAGACTTTCGCCACCAATGGCACGGTGACTGCCGCCGGGTTGCACAACCTTATTGACGGCACGGACATATACCAGGCGTTAATCACCGACCAGACCAACCTTACTTCGGTTGGCTCTGGAGACGAGCTATTGATTGCCGATGCTGATTTGACCGCTGGCGATGCCCCTCGCGCCGTTACGGTCAACGAGTTGTTCGAGGATGCGCTGACGATCAGCACCTACACCAACGCCAATATCAATAACATTTCCTACGGCACATCCACCGGCACTCGGCTTGTTTCCAACAATGCATCTATCACGACCGGCACGATCCCTAACCTTACCTCTAGCACGGCCAGCATCACCATCGGAACAATCCCGACTCTGACCGCAGGAACCACAACTTCGACTGCCGCCAACATTACCAACGGAACGATCCAGACGCTTACCTCCAGCACGGCGACGATCACCGGCGGTACATTCAGCGGTTTGCTGAATAGCTCCACCGGCACGTTTTCCGGTGCTATCAACAGCACTGCTGGGACGATTGGCACTGGAACCATCACGAATCTTTCAACCACGTTGGTTGGCGATCTCACCATCAGCACTGGATCGGCAACGGTCGGAACCCGAGTGGCCGTGGTCAACACGGCGCAGGAATATACTGCTACCCACAACTTCAACGCTACCACGCTTACAAGCGGTACATCAATAGCATGGGATTTGGCTGGGAATCAGGTTGCTCGCTTGTCATTGAATACAAATGGAACCGTTTCTGACCCATCCAATAAAACCGATGGTGCAACTTATATTCTTTCTGTCACGCAAGGTACTGGAACAAATACATTGGCTTGGAATGCAAGTTTTAAGTGGCCGGGTGGAACAGCACCAACTCTTACTGCTGGATCTGGGAAAACAGACATATTTACGTTTATATCAAATGGAACATCATTGTTTGGCGTTGCATCTCAGAATTATTCTTAGGGCGGAATTATGGCATGGCCCGTTTTCCCATACTCTTTTCTTAGGTCAAAGACACCACCAACATCCGTAGAGTATCTTGTAATAGCTGGCGGCGGCGGTGCATCAAGCATTGCTGGTGGAGGAGCAGGTGGATATAGATTATCTGTTTCAGGAGAAACATCTGGATCAAATTCATCCGCAGAGTCTTCTTTGACGGTTACGACTGGAACTGCTTATACGGTAACCATTGGAGGAGGAGGTGCTGGAACTACGGCAAATACACTTGCCGGAAGTGGAAACAATACTGTTTTTGCAACCATAACATCCATAGGCGGCGGAGGAGGAGGTTATTCTCAGGGTGCGAATGGAGGTTGCGGAGGCGGATCTGGCGGATTTACGCAAACATGGAATGGTGGTGCTGGAACCGCAAATCAGGGCTTTGCTGGTGGACAAGGAGTATTTAATGCCGGAGGAGCTGGCGGCGGAGGAGCTGGCCAAGCAGGAGCCTCGACAGCAAGTGGAAGCAAGGGTGGTGATGGGCTTGCCTCCTCAATAACAGGTGTCTCTGTATTTCGAGGTGGTGGAGGCGGTGGAAATACTGCATCTGGCGGAACAGGCGGCGGCGGAAGCAATGGAAGCGGAACTGCAAATACAGGCGGCGGCGGTGGAAATAGTGGTGGAAATGGTGGTAAGGGAGTTGTTATTATCAGACATTCAAATGCGTTCAAAACTGCATCAACCACAACCGGATCTCCCACAATTTCTGAAACTGGAAATTTTGTTGTTTATGTGTTTAATGATTCTGGAACAATTAGGTGGGATTAGCCATGGCTTATTTTGCAAATATTGAAGGATCTGGAATTGTTTTGAATGTTATTTCTATTTCCAATTTGGTTATTGGAGAGCCTGAAAAAACATTCCCAGAAACGGAGCAACCCGGAATTGATTTTATCAACAATACTCTTGGGTTTTCTGGTGAGTGGAAGCAAACATCTTACAATAAAAATTTCAGAAAAAATTATGCTGGGATTGGATATACATACGATGCCTCTCGCGATGTATTTATTCCGCCACAGCCATTCCAAAGTTGGATTCTCAATGAGAATACATACACATGGGATTCTCCTGTTCCGTATCCAAATGATGGCAAAAAATATGAATGGAATGAAGAGAATAAAGAATGGAGAAATATAAATGACCCTGTCTGAAATAGCCCAATACGCCGGTGAGAAGGTCGGAAAGACCGACTCCGAAACGCTGACCTTCCTCCAGAAAGCCGCAAGCCTGGCTTACCGCCGGGTCTGGAACTTTGCGCCTTGGCGCGAGACTGTTACCAGTTCCACTTACTCGGTCGGAACCAACCGCACCATCACCCTTGGAACCAACGTGGAGACACCGCTCTCAGTATCCTATGACCAATCCGAAGTTGAACCCATCGACCTTGCCACCATCATCAGCCAAGACGCTGATTTGCTCGAAAACACCCGCACGGGTACTCCGGTGCTGTATCATTTTACTGGCAGGAATACGAGCGGAATTGCACAGCTTGATCTGTATCCGCGATTGGAAACTGCTGGGACGATAAGCCTGCGGGTGGTGGAAAAGCTGAAGTGCCTTACAAGGACAAACCTTATTGTTGATTTTCCTCCAACCACGCAGGCGTTGGATGACGAGCTTCGCCTACCCCACGTTCACCAGGTTGTGCTTTCCCTTACCCACGCCGATGCCTTGGAGCGTGAACGACAGTACGCCAAGGCGCAGTCGGTCGTTCAGACCGCCAATGCCGACCTTGCGGCGATGGCTAACTACGAGCTTTCGCAGGTTGGCGGGATCAAGCAGATCACGCCGTCCAGCTTGGGCGACCTCACCACCGAAGAAATTACCGCCTCCTAATGCCATACTACTCGGACAACCTCGACGACCTATTGGCGTTTGACGGCATCCGCAGTTTTGCGGGTGGTCAAGCCAGCGGTCTGCAATCCGACCTTTTGGCTGAGAACCAAGTTCAGCAGTTGGTCAACATGACCCTATCGCCAAAGGGGAGCCTTGAGACCCGGCGAGGGTTGGTCAACTTCAACACCACGGCGACCAGCCAAGAGGGGTCGATTGGCGGGATGCGGTATTTTGATACGGCGCAATACGAGAACCTTGTCACCGTAACGCAGGGCAGACTTTACAGCATCAACTCCAACGGAAGCGCAACCCTGCACCCGCCGGATGAAATCTGGGATTCGTTTACCGGCGTAACTCGAATTTGGAACAATGAGAACCAGCAGTGGGCTGACGGATTTTCAACAACTTTCGATACCAAGGTCAGCATGGCGCAGTTTAATGACAAGATGTATTTGGCCGATGCGGACGGTCCATTGTATTACTTCGACGGTGACGTTGCCACAAGGCAGGGCGGCAAGGTTAGGGCTATCACCATCTCGACAGGCGGAACAGGCTACACCAGCGCAACGGCCATCGTTACTGGGCCGGATTGGGGTGGAACGCTTCCAACCTTAATTACGCAAGTGGCCGGTGGAGCCGTCACGGGAGTAACCGTGGTGGACGGCGGGTCTGGCTATTCCAGCGCACCGACCGTAACCATTATTGGCAACGGCTCCGGTGCTACCGCAACCGCCACGGTCAGCCCTCCTCCGCTTAATCTAAGGATTTTAATCAATACCGGCAACCGCCTCTTTGGAGTTGGATCAGCCGCCAACCGCAATACGCTTTACGCTTCCGACATTTTGGATGCCTCCATTTGGGATGCGGCAAACTCGGTCATCGTAAACGCTGATGACGGAGATGAGATCACCGCCATCGTTCCATATTACGAGAACCGAATCATCGTCTTCAAAAAACGGCGCATATTCCAAGTTACGATTCCTCCAGACATGACCAGCGCGGCGGATTGGGTGATCCAGCTTATCTCCAATAACACCGGGTGCGTGGCTGAAGGTTCCGCCGTACAGGTCAATTCCGACATCTTCTTCCTTTCCGATGACGGCATCCGCTCTCTAGTTAGGTCTGCGGCGGACGACTTTACCTCGGTAGGTCTGCCATTGTCCGAGGTCGTCAAGGATGTGATTCAGGAAATCAACGTGGCCGAAATTGGGATTTGCACGGCGGCCTTCTACGACAACCGCTACTTCCTTGCCGTGCCGACAGCGTCAAACGATTTTAACGATACCATCATTGTGTACAACACGGTACTGGGGGCATTTGAGGGGACTTGGACTCCGAATGTAATGCAGTTTGCTTTGACCAATTTCCAAGACGAAGGGCTTCGGCTGATGAAGAAGTCCACCACGGGACAGATCCAAAAGTACAGTGGATACAAGACCCCGGCACAGGTCACAATTGCCGACTACCAAGATGCCGGAGTTGACTACGAATCCTATGTCCGCACCGCCGATATGGACTTTGGCGATCCTTTTGCCGAGAAGCATGGCAGCCACTTTGAGATTGTATTTGACGACTCATTCTCGACCGATACGACCATCTCCATCCAGCGGGATATTGACGTTGGCGATATTGACGTTCAGCCAAACCTCAACATCTCCAGTGCCGCCCTGACCCTGCCCTTTGTTCTCCCGGCTCAGTTGCCATCCTCGGTCAAGAAAAGGCTTGCCAGCGATCTTCGGGCGTACCAGAAATGGCGTTTGATCAATATCAAGATCCAATCGGCGGCGAACAAGATGGCTATACGCCAAATCACGGCTGCGGCCAACCCAGACACCATTGAGGTGCAAAAGAACATATCGTGACGGCTATGGAGTTTATCGAGGCTTCCGGCGTGCCGGAATCAACCTGGCCAACCTTTAGGGAATGGTTTAACTGGCACTCCGAGCGTGGCTTGGTTGGGGTAGCCAAGGATGGGGATGAGTTTGCTGGGGTAGCCATTGCCAGGTGCATTAAGGGCATGGAAGCCCCTGAGCCTTATGAACATGACGAAGCTGGAGAGAGTGTGTTCGTGGACTTGACCGTGACCTCGATTGATGGTAAAAGTAACGCCTTGAGTCGCAAGGCTCTAAAGTGCCTGCTGAGTATCCTTTGGGATAGATTCGGTCCGCGCAGGAGGATCACCTTCAAGCGTAACGGCACATATAAGGAGTATGACTACTACAATTTTATGCGAAAGGCACTAAACTAATGGGCGGCGGACCATCCATCCCGGCACCACCTCCTCCTCCCGACCCCCTAAAGGCGGCGCAGGCCAATTCCCTTTTCTACCGATCCTCGCTGGAAACCTACGTTGAAAAGGCTCCAGACATTGCGGCTTTGGAAAACGCCCTTCGGATCAAGTATATGCCCGAACAGCGTCAGTTGGAACGCCAGCTTTCTGCAGCCGACCAGCTTGCCCAGGTTCAGACCGGCCTTCAGCTTGAGAGGCAGTACGGACCGCAACGCACGATGGAAACACTTCGTCGGCAGTACGAGTATAGCCCCCAAGCGTTTGCGCTGAATCGCGCTCTTGGCGATCAGATGACCCGCCAATTTGCGCGCACCTATGGCGTGAGTCCGTACTCCAGCGTAGAGCCACAAGTTGCCTATGGTGGAGGCGTGGCTCCGGTCAATTACACCGGTGGCATTTCGCCGCAGATCGGTGCGCCTGCCTATACCACCGAGATTGGCGATGTGTTGGCGCGTAACGTAGAGGCTCAGAAGAAGACGACCGAGAAGTTTAGGGCTGGGGAGATTTAATATGTCAAAAGCGCAAGCTGCACGCACCCCAAGTATTCAAGCACAGGCAAACGCAAAACGCGCACAGCTTACCAGATATAAGCTCAACGACGATGGAACCGTTTCCACGATTGAAGCCCCAGAGCGCAATGGAGGATCTCGCAATTATACTCTTGGCTATGCGGCAAGCCCTCCCGCAATAAAGGCGTATCAAAAAGCAATCAGCGAGCCGAATGTATTTACCAGCCTTAAAGAAGCCCAAGACACAGGCATTAGGCAAC